CCACGCTAGCCATGTGCTATTTGCGGAGTTGGACTGGACACCAGCTGGTATCAGCCAGGCGGAAGACCGATTGCATCGAATAGGCCAAAAAGACTCTGTCCTGATACAGCACATTGTGGTTGATCAGTCTATTGACGCCCGAATGGCCGAGTTACTCGTTGCGAAGCAGATAATTCTCGATGAAGCCCTGGACAACATGGATCTGGACGTATGACCCATTTAAATCCCCCTGAGAGTACCCCCAGTGCCTTTTGATCTGAAAGGCATATCCCAACATGTCTGGGTATCAAAAGTGACTGACAGGGAGTCTAGGCCACTTAATGGCGACTATCCATCAGATCCAGCACAACATCCATGGGGATGTTCATCGCCACAGCCAGTTTACGGAGACACTGGAGACTGGGGTCTCGACGCTGTTTTTTGTCTGATGAGAAAAGTCGGGAGATGTACGATGGAGAGTATCCAGTGAGCCGGGCCAGTGGTCGTATTTTCAGGTCTACTATTTCCATCCTACTATTTCCATTCCACGAGATAGGGGCGGGAAGCTTGACGATGATTTCCGGTAATCCGACATCCCGCCCCCCATGGTGTGTAGGCACTTGGCGTGCTCATCCCCGAGTATAGCACAGCTTTTTATCTGGACGAACATCAATCATTTTGATAGCATGAACATCCGACGATGATGATACCGGTAGACTGAATGACTGACTCTAAAAAACCACGCCTCATCAACCTGGCTGCAATGTTCTCTCCCGAGGCGGAAGAACTATGGGACATCCCATCTAAGGATTCGCAGGGGCACTCCGTCTGTTACAACTTCAAGCTGACTGGTGGGTTGGCGATGGATGTAGCGACAAAAATAGAATCTAAAAAGTATCCGTACAAAACCCGATCAGCTCTACTTCGTCATGCAGTGGTCAACCATCTCCACTTCCTGGACCGGCTGAGCAACTCTCCCTCCAAAATACTTGTAGCAGAGATGGAGATCCTTGATGATCTCTTCCGGCAGGCACGAAATACTGCATTGCTCCAGATTGTTGATAGTATGCAAGATGACGCAGTAGATAAGCTGAGCGCTGGAGTAGACATAGCGATTATTCGATCCGACATCCTCAAAATCTACGGAAGACTCAGTAACGTTGATGGCAAGTGGGGTCCAATCTATCGCCAAAGGATCCGAGAAAAGATGGGAAGATACTTTGAAGATGGATTGCTTGAGAAGCTCTGATACGTGTGTCGTTTGATGTCTTCGGCACATAATCCCTATTCACCACATGCCGATCCACTGGACGATCCCCTAATACTATTCCTTCTTACTCTTATGTAATGTCGCAATTTGACATACGCTAAGTATGACTATGCTATGGTATCACATTACTGTAATCGGCATTACGGTAATACCAAATCACACCCTATAGGGGTGAAGAAAGGGTGAAACAGTTATGAACGACATGAAAGTATTCCCATTACGCCTATCTGCACAAATGAGATCTCGTGTGAGGATTGAAGCTGCGATTAGATCCACATCCTCCACAGAACTTATCCGTGAAGCTATCGACAAATATCTGGAGCCTGAGACAGATCCCTACCAGGACTTTAGCCTGGATGAGATAACTGCTCTGCGTGAGCAGGCCGTTAGAGATAAGAGCCCAATGATCCTGGAGTTGATGCAGGCTGAAGATCGTCGCAACCAATGATCTCTCCCAATAGCCTTGGAGCTCCATCCCAGTACACTGACTGGAGACCAGGACAAGCAGAAGCGTTTGACTGGCTCTCATCCTCTACCCAACGCTACTGTGCCCTTTGCCTGCCCACCGGTAGTGGAAAAACACTGATCTATATGATGACTGCCATCGTGAGTCAGCTGCGCTCAGTGACGCTGACCTCAACTAAGGGTTTGCAAAGCCAAATTCTGCGCGACTGGAACATGACCGGAATGGTGGATGTGCGAGGATCAAATAACTACCAGTGCCTGACGAGCCCAAAAGTTAACTGTGACCTGGGTCCCTGTCTGGATGGAGAGTTTTGTGACCTGAGAAGTCGTGGCTGTCACTACTATGATGCGGTCCGTAAAGCAGGCCAAAGTCAAATGTCAGTCACTAATTACGCTTACTGGATCACGGGTCACTTGGAAGGTGACGGCATCTTGCCCGAGTCAGTGGGTATGCTGATTCTCGATGAGGCTCACGACGCTCCAGGTAACCTGGCATCCTACCTCCAGATCAGACTCAGTAGCTACGACCACAGACTCCCTGACTATACCCGTAATGAGGATTGGAAAAAATGGGCATACCGGCGCAGTAAAAGTCTGCTAGAACGTAAATCTGATCTTGATGCTGGATCCCCAAAACGACTCCGCCTCACTAAACAAATACGAGACCTGAAACGATTGAGCCATATGCAGAGTGGATGGGTGCATGAACCCATTCATAAAGGTAGATCATTCCAACCCGTGGATGTCTCCACCCTGGCGGATAAACATCTGTTCCGGGGAATTGATCGAGTTGTGTTGGTTAGTGCCACAATCCGCAGAAAGACCTGCCATCAATTAGGCATCAAAGATGAAGATCTGGATTTCCGTGAAGCCGATTCACTCTGGCCAGTCCATCGCTCACCTGTGATTCAGGTTCCGGCAATTCGAGTCAACCATAAATCCACCCCCCTAGCACTCAAAAAGTGGAGAACACGCATTGACCAGATCATCGAGGGGAGATGTGATCGAAAAGGTGTGATTCACACAGTCTCCTATGCACGACGTGATTACCTTCTAGATCACTCTGACTATGCGTCCATCATGATCACCCATGACTCATCCGACACCGAGAAGGTCATTGCCAAGTTCCGAAAGCTCGGTCCTCCAGCTGTCCTGGTATCCCCCTCAATATCAACTGGATATGACCTCCCTGGTACGGACTGTGAGTACATCATCATTGCCAAGATACCTTACCCGGATGGACGGGGTGCTCTGGCCAAAGCCCGACAGGATCTGGACTCCGACTATACCTCCTATCAGGCCATGCAAACACTGGTCCAGTCATGCGGACGAGGGTTGCGCTATGCTCAGGATCGATGCGAGATACTCGTGGTGGACGATAACGTCATCTGGTTTTTGTCCAAGTACAGGGAATTTGCACCAGCCTGGTTCCGCAGGAAATACCGACGAGCCCACCAGCCACCACCACCCCCACCGGCTTTAGATGTTGACAGTGAGTCAACAACCGTGTTATAAACTTTTTTGTGTGCAACCCTAAATCTTAAATGGAGGAACCAATGCCTGAACAAAAATACATCTCTCTGAGACCGTCTGACGCGATAGAAACAGGAATACTGTCGGATGAAGACGTCACGTTCCGTGACCTTAATTTCGTCTCGTACGACTACGGTGGGAAGCACGACGCCGTCTTTGGGCTGATGGTTACTATGGAACCAGAAGGAGAAACTGAAGCCGTCGAGCAGTTCTATAGCGCTGGAAGTCTTGATTATTTAGCTCCGTCAGATAATGGTAAGTCCGTGATACCACTGACTGACCGACCTGGGCTGAATCCTTCCTGTAATGCCTTCGCCTTTATCAACTCGATTGTCCAAGCAGGCTTTCCCCAGAGTCAGTTCCAGGAATCCATAGAGCCGTTTGTGGGAATGAAGGTGCATGTCATCCGCGAAGAGCAGAAACGACGAAGTGGACTAAATAGTGGTGGAGAAAATGAACGTAAGCCCACCATCCTGCTAGTGTCGAAAATCCACTCAAGAGTAGGTGAGGAAACTCCAGATAATGAGATTGATGAGTCTGTCGTTGAGTACATCGAAGCTGTCTCCAAAGCGGCTCTGGAGAATGCAGGTGGAAGCATGTCGTATAAAGAGTATAAAGGCCTAATGATGAGAGCCTTTATGGCCGATAAGTCCAACTGGCCACCATCCGAAACGGTACATACACTGGCCAAGATATCCAGCTCAGACGTGTTCGCAACCTCCTCATCTCGTCCCTGGTTATTTGATGATGGAGAAATGACACTGATTCCCGCGTGAGAGACTGGTGAAAACCTGGGAGTCTTCCCCAATATCACTCCCTCCGGTGCCTCGCACCGGGGGGTTACACCTGTCGGATGTCCTGAACTACATGGAAATTACCATGGGGACAGACAGAGGGGATGATGACGTGGATTACACACAGTATCGAAACCTTGGCTTCGCCTGGGAATATTACCTGGATGCAGTGCTACAAGACCTTGTCGAACGTCCCACCGAGATCACTGAAGATGGAATCATCATGACTCCTGACGCAATAGATATGGAGGGCTGGGTGGTGGAAGAGTGGAAGGCTACCTTCAAGTCCATACGTCCAGTTCTCTCCAGCTGGCCACCCCACAGTGAAATCGATATAGATGCATTTGAGTACAACTACTGGCGATGGTTTGTCCAGGTAAAGTCATACTGTCGAGTAATGGATACCACCCGCTGTAGGTTCAGGGTGCTATGGGTCAACGGAACCTATGCAGGGTCCGGACCTATCCAACGCGTTATAGAGATAGATTTCACATCAAGAGAATTAGAGGAAAATTGGGCTATGGTAACTAACAACGCACGACATGCACCGATAGAGAATCCGGAGGACCGATGTTAAAAGGCACTAAATTTGCCCCAGCTTCAACGACAATACTGCACCGTCTGATACTAGCTATCGATGGACAGGAAAAGCACGGTAAGACTTCCTTTGCATGTACAGCGCCTGGACCCATAGCCATTTTCAATACAGATTACGGTGTGATGGATGTAGTTCCAAGATTTGTACTGGCTGGAAAAGAGATCTTTGTTAGCTCTTATAAGATACCTGCCTCCCAGAAGGCTGCCGAGGCAGAATGGCTGCGCTTCAGATCCGAATTTATTCAGGCACTTCGAGAGTGCCGTAGCGTGGTGGTGGATACTGCAACAGACATATGGGAGCTGATAAGACTGGCTGAGTTTGGGAAATTAACACAAGTTAAGCCCCACCATTACGGATCGGTAAATGCCATCATGCGGCGTCTACTCAGAGAGTCCTACGACCACGAAGCGAACCTATTGCTACTCCACAAAGTTAAAAAGCAGTACCAGGAGGGTAAGGGGGGTGGTGGTAACTGGACCGGTAAGTGGGAACGAGCTGGTTTTGATGAAACTCGCCATATTGTCCAGTCCAACCTGCGTTGCCAACGTAATGGTGATGGTGAGTTCAACACCCTCATTAAGGATTGCCGTCACGATATGCAGCTGGCAGGTGTCCAGCTAGAAGGTGATTTCAATAAGTTCTCTCAACTGGCAATGCTGGTATTCCCCAACTCGCAGGAAAGTGACTGGGCTTGATACTGATAGACGATAGAGCCGGATCAGGACCACTGGCTGCACACATCAAAGGATCACAGCTGTGTCGCCTGGAGTATGGTGATGCATCATTCGGTGGGAATGGTCCTGATGGTCCAGTGCTCATCGGGATTGAAGTCAAAACCGTGAGTGACATTCTGAGCTGTATCCACGATGGACGATTTGCTGGCCATCAACTCCCCGGTATGCAGGATGCCTATGACTACATCTGGCTCATAATCAATGGTGAATATCGAGCTGAGAACCCATCAGGGTTACTCCAGATTCATGGTGGTGGCCGTAAGAGATGGACATCAAGAATAGGGCCTAGACGCTACATGTATAGAGATTTCGATTCGTGGCTGATCTCCATTGAGACTCGGGGTCATATGAGAGTTAGACAAGCATCTAACAATTGGGGTGTGGCTAGAATCATTAAAGACCTGTACAGGTGGTGGAACCTCAAACAGTACGATGAACATAGAGCCCACATCTCCCCTCATGTTCTGCGAGGCCCATTGGCTAAAGCATCCTTGGTCCAGAAGATGGCTTCCCAGCTGCCCGGAGTGGGGATGGCACGATCCATAGATGTAGCCAAACGCTTTAAAAACGTAGCTGAAATGGTAGCTGCTAGCTCTGAAGATTGGGTGGAGATCCCCGGCATTGGAAAAGGCATCTCTGAGAAAGTCGTGAGAGAGATGCATAAAAAGACAATTGAATAAGATCATATCAGGGGAAGGGCCTAAACCCTGTAACCTCCTATTGATCGGTCAGAACCCCGGTAAACTAGAGCAAAAGCATGGTCGCCCCTTCGTGGAACTGGCACCAGCAGGAAGTGAACTGACTGCCAGGCTTAAAGCTATCGGGCTAAAACGTAGCGATATCTACGTTACTAACCTGTACAAGTGCTACCTGCCACGAGACCCAACTCCTGACGAGATTGAGTCTCACCTGCCCTTTCTTGACTACGAACTAAACCGCGTTGACCCCGACATCATAGTAACTCTGGGAGCACCTGCCACACGCCATTTCCTGGAGGACACCCTGCACTCCGTCACTATGGAACGTTGCCATGGAATACCCTACCCGGTGAATGGTCGTGTCGTGCTGCCCATCTACCATCCTGCAGCTGGACTACATAACCCCGAGATGGCCATTCGAGTGATCTATGGGTTCCAGCAGCTAAAGGCGTTGCTTGATGGTGTATTGGAACCCTACCCTCCTGAAGATCAGTACCCCCAACCACATTATCGGGAGATAACAAATCCTGAAGAAGTTGACGACATCATGCTGTGGGCTAATGTGATTGCCTGCGATACAGAGGGATGGAGAGACAGGCCCTGGGGGTTGAGCTTCTCAGTGGCTGCTGGTCATGGCTACGTGCTGCGCAATCCAGATTGCATACGAGCATTCTCCGAGGGACTGCGTAGTGAAAATCTAACCCTTATCCTGCATAACGCTCTACATGACCTGGGGGTACTTCGTGCTATGGGGGTACAGGTTCCCAGGTATACCGACACAATGGTTATGTCCTATCTGCTCAGGGCTGAGCCCCAGGGCCTTAAAGCTCTAGCCTACCGACACTGCGGAATGGATATGAGTGAGTACCGGGAGATGGTTGCAGAGGCTAAGAGTCGGGTGTGGAGACGGTACATGACAGAGGTGATGGAGCATACATGGGATACGCCTGACCCAGTACTGACCTATAAGCCAAACGGTGATGTCCACATCAAGCAGCCACAGGGGGTAGACAGGCTGGTCAAAGCTGCTCTAAGGGCTAATGAAAAGAATCCTGAAGTGGACTTAAGCGCCCGTTGGAGAAACTGGGATGACGTTGTGGTGGATCCAGTGATGGAAAAGCTGGGATCTCCCCCCGAGGTTACCCTCGACGATATTAGTGAAAAAGATGCTATTTGGTACTCAGCCCGGGATGCTGACGCCACACTAAGAGTTCTGGACGCACTAGAGTCCCAGATCAAGTCCATGAAACTGACCCAGGTGCTGGAGATGGATCTGGCAGTCCTGCCACTGGTGGATCGCATGATGGAAGTGGGTATGAAGGTAGATATCCCTTACCTGTTGAAGATGGGTGAAGAGCTGGGCAAGGAGATGGAGGATATTACCTACCAGGTCAGAAATCTCACTAAAGGGATAATCATTAACCCCGGTAGTGGGGATCAAGTGGCACGCTACCTCTACGAGCACCAGAACATACGTCCTCCTAAATTAACCAAAAGTAAGGCTAGGGGTTCAGTGTCAGGAGAAGTTCTTGAAACTCTTAAGATGCGTGTGGATGACCCTGTGCTGGACCTAATTATGGACTATAAAGAACGAGAGAAGGTCAAAGGAACTTACGCTGACCAGTTGCCCCACTGGGTAAAGGATGACAGTAGAGTCCATGCCACCTTGAGAGCTACTAGGGTTGCTAGTGGTCGCTTCTCCTCTACGGATCCCAACCTGCTGGCCT